ATGACCCGCTGACATAAAGCAGGCAAGGTCTCTCAACCGTCAAGAAATTGAGCGAGTCATCAATGAGTTTTTATACATGAACACAGAAGAGATCAAAGCAAAGTCATCAGATCCAACAACAACAATGCTTGAGGCATTAGTAGGCTCGATTGTTACAAAGGCACTTGCTCACGGTGATCAAAATCGTATGAACTTTTTAATCGAGCAAGTGATGGGTGTTTTACCTAAGAACTACAACATCAGAAATTATTCAGAACTTACAGATGAAGCGATTGACCAAAAGCTTAAAAATCTCACAGATGAGTTTCATAAGACCTTACCTGGTGAAACGGGAGGCAGCGAAAATGAATGACGACCAAGTCGATAAGCTAATGGCAAAAATGCTTAAAGGCGCAAAGCTTCAAAATAAGATCGCAAGGAAAGTTCTCGAAGGTAATGACTTAGCTGAGTGCTGCTTTGCAATCCTCTACTGCCAACAAGGTGTTCAACGCACGCACCTAATTATATAGGAGAGATGCGAAAAGATATTTAAAGCCATGCAACTTCAGAAAAAAGAGGAGTTAAGCGATGTTTGACGAGACATCTCAGATGCCGATTAAAGTTCTAACACTTGATGACTGTCCTTTATCTGAATCGAATCAATATCCGTTCTCTAAAACGATAAGATTCTCAAGCGATATTCAAGAGAAACTAAAACGACTCGAGGCGGCCGGTCGAGATCCAACCAAGACAATCAGGATGATTATTGAGGAAGCGCTTAAGGGCGTGTGATGGATAGAACAGAAAAACTTGAGCTTATGGAGCTGCTAGAAGAAAAACAGAAAAGGCAGAGAGGTCGTAAGATAGTCACTTATTACCCAGACGCCGGACCGTTGAGACGCGAACTTTATGCAAAACACACAGAGTTTTTTAAAGCAGGCTCAATTCACCAGGAGCGCGCTGCCATTGCTGGAAATCGGTGCGGTAAAACCGTGATGAGTTGTTATGAAACCGCAGTGCATTTGACTGGTCAATATCCGCAGTGGTGGGACGGTCGAGTATTTGATCATCCTGTCGAGTGGTGGGCCGCAGGCGAAACTTCAGAAACCACACGAGATATTCTTCAACTAGAGCTGCTAGGGCGCAGAGGGTATTTCGGCACTGGAATGATACCTCAGGAGACACTAGTCGGTGATCCAACTCTTAGGCGTGGTGTAGCTGATGCGCTCGACACTGTCAGAATAAAGCACACGAGCGGCGGCATCAGTTCACTCGGTTTTAAGTCTTATGATCAAGGAAGGGAAAAGTTTCAAGGGACTGCAAAGCATGGGATAAGTCTGGATGAGGAGCCTGAAGCTAAGATATATTACGAATGCCTCGCACGGCTCATGACTACAAATGGACTTATGATTTGCACTTTTACACCTCTTCTGGGCATATCAGAAATTGTCCTAAGGTTTTTAACGCATTTTGCGCCAAAGGAATAATGATGCTTACTCATAAAAGACTGCTCGAAATATTATCTTACAATCAAAATACCGGCGTCTTCACTTGGAAATTACGAGTGATAAGAAATCAATGGGATAAAACTTGGAATACGAAACATGCAGGTAAAATCACTGGGTACACCAGACACAACGGGTACAAAGTAATTAATATTTCTTTCAAGGAGTATTCTTGCAGTCGGCTTGCTTGGTTTTATGTAAATGGTGTTTGGCCTAAAGGTGAGGTTGATCACATCAACGGAAAGAGGGCTGATAATAGAATTAAAAACCTCAGAGAATCAACTCGATCAGAGAATGCATCAAACCGATCAGCTCAGAGAAATAACACCAGCGGATTTAAAGGAGTTTGGAAACGTAAGGGCTTAAATATTTGGGTGGCAGAAATAAACAACATGAAGCTTGGTCATTTTAAAACTCCAGAAGCTGCATCCAAGGCCTACGCAATTGCAGCAAAACAATATCATAAGGACTTCGCAAAGTTATGAGTCGATTCTGTTTACAAATGGGATGGGATGACATTCCACATCTCACAGACACACAAAAAAAGAACATGCTTGATGCGCTCCCTCCGCATCAACGAGACGCGCGCTCCAAAGGAACTCCGCAATTAGGAGCAGGCGCAATCTACCCGGTACCAGAGTCCGACTTCACGGTTGATCCGTTTGAGATTCCAGAGCATTGGCCTCGTTGTTATGGTTTCGATGTTGGCTGGAATAAAACGGCAGTGGTTTGGGGCGCATGGGATAGAGAGACTGACACTGTGTTTATCTACAGTGAGCACTATCGCGGACAAGCAGAGCCGAGCTTACATGCCGATGCAATCCGAGCGCGTGGTGAATGGATTCCGGGAGTGATTGATCCAGCCTCTCGCGGTCGCAGTCAAACGGATGGTAAGCAATTGTTCCAAATGTATATCGACCTAGGCCTTGATTTAGATGTTGGCCTTAATGCAGTCGAGGCTGGTATTTACGAAGTGTGGCAACGGTTATCAACTGGACGGCTAAAGATCATGAGAAGTCTTTCAAGTTTACTATCTGAAATTAGACTTTATCGGCGTGATGAGAAGGGCCGTATCGTAAAAGAAAATGATCATGCTCTCGATGCGCTAAGGTATTTGATAATGAGTGGACTTGATCGTGCAAAGACAAAACCAAAAGAGAAGCCTAAAGACTTTGATCCAATGGGAGGTATTGGTCACTCTTCAACTGATTGGATGAGCTAGATATGTAAACATGAAGTTTTCATTTGTAATCTTGATGATTACTTTTGAAACCATGATGATTCCATTTGAATACATTTAGATATGACGACAATTGATTCGTGGCGGACATACAAAATTCAGATGACATCGATCAAAGCGATGATACAGAGAGTAACGCAAAATCAGATAAAGAATCTGATAAAGAATTATTAGGCGTTGCACGTAATCGCTGGAATATTGCAGTTGATGCAGAAACAGAAATTAGGTCTGTCGCTCTTGATGACATGAACTTTAGAGCCGGTGATCAGTGGGACGTTAAAGTAAAACAGTCCCGTGAACAAGACTGCAGACCTTGCCTGACTATCAATAGACTTCCTCAATACATTCGTCAAATCACGAATGATCAGCGGCAAAACCGCCCATCAATAAAAGTCGACCCTGTCGATGACAAGGCCGATGTCGAAACTGCTAAAGTCTACCAAGGTCTGATTCGTCACATTGAATACAACTCAAACGCCGATGTTGCCTACGATACAGCTTTCGAAGCTGCTGCAACAAAGGGTTTAGGCTATTACCGGTTTATCACAGAGTTTTGTGATGCTATGTCTTTTGAGCAAGAAATTAGAATCAAGAGAATTAGAAACTCTTTTTCCGTTTACATGGATCCGCACTATCAAGAGCCCGATGCCTCGGACAGTAATTGGTGTTTTGTTTTCGAAGACATTTCTAAGGATGATTATAAATCACAGTTTCCAAAGTCTGAACTAGCCGGAATGAATGAGTGGACATCAGTTGGTGATACTCCTGCGGGCTGGCTCTCAAAAGATTCAGTTAGAATTGCCGAGTATTTCTATAAGGAATATGTAGAGACAGAGATTTATCTCTTATCAACTGGTGAGACGGTTACCAAAGAAGACATAGAGAAAATCGGAATGCCTGAGGGCATGGCTGTCGTTTCAAAACGCAAGACGGTTGTTCCCAAAATCATGTGGGTTAAAATTAACGCTATTGAGGTTTTAGAGAAAACCGAATGGCCTGGTAAATATATTCCAGTCGTTCCGGTTCTTGGCGACGAGCTAGATATCGATGGCAAGCGCATTCTTGAGGGCGTCATACGTCACGCAAAAGATCCGCAACGCATGTATAACTACTGGGCTTCGGCTGAGACAGAGACGATTGCTCTTGCACCACGCGCACCATTTATTGGTGTTGAAGGACAATTTGAAGGTCATGAGGCTAAATGGCGAGACGCTAATACTAAGAATTATGCATATCTTGAATATAAGGGGAAAATGATAGGTGGGGAGATGGCGCCGCCTCCTCAAAGAAACGTCTATGAGCCAGCAGTTCAAGCCATCACTCAAGCACGACAACTCTCTGCTGAGGACTTAAAAGCCACGACAGGTATTTATGATTCAGCACTCGGCATGAAGTCCAATGAGACATCAGGGCGAGCAATTCAAAGACGAGCCGCTCAAGCTCAAACAAATAACTTTCATTTCATCGATAACTTAACAAGAGCGCTACGACATGGAGGTCGGATTTTAATTGATTTGATTCCTAAAGTTTACGACACAGCTAGAGCCGTTCGAATCATGAATGAAGACGGAACGGTTGACATGGTGAAGGTCAATGAAGTGTTTGAGCATAAAGGTAAGCAAGTTAATTACCAACTCTCACATGGAAAATATGATGTGACTGTATCAACTGGCCCAAGCTTTGCGACAAAACGTCAAGAAGCTGTAGAGTCAATGCTCTCGCTCACTGCAAGCTATCCTCAAATTGCTCAGGTGGCGGGCGACTTAATGGTTAAAAACATGGATTGGCCAGGCGCTCAAGAAATCGCTGACAGGCTTAAAAAGACGCTACCACCAGGTATTGCCGATGATCCGAACGAAAAACAACAACAAATACCTCCGCAGATTAAAGCGCAAATGGAGCAGATGGGGCAACTCGTTGACCAGCTCACAGCTAAAACCAATGAGCAAACCGATATTATCAAAAACAAAACTATCGAGCTTGAGTCTAGAGAGCGCATCGAGATGGCCAAGATTCAACGAGATATAGAAATCGAATTGGCGCGCCTTGGTTCACAAGAAGGCGTTGAGCTTCTAAGACAAGAAGTTGCACAAATCGAAGGCCGTATGAATCTGCTAAGACAGAACGAGCCTTTTCAATTTGAACAAGAGCCTCCAATGCAACAAATGCCGCCTCAACAACCGCAACAAAATTTTGAAGAAGAACAACAACCTACTGGCGGGTTTCCACCAGGCTAAAATTCATGGGGAGTTTAAACCATGTCGATAAAAGTAGAATCTGCAACTGAGGTTAAGGAAACGGTAGCGCCGGCTCCTGTCGCTGAAGTTAAGGAATCAAAAGAAGAGTCTGCGTCTACAGAGTCTAAGACTAAATCAGTTGAAGCATCTGAGGATGAAACCGTTGAGGCATCAGACACCTCAGAAGAAATAGAAGCTAAGTCAGAGAGTGATGATGAGTCAGATGTCGAACGAACCAAAAAACCAAATGTGCAAAAGCGCATTGATAAGCTCACCAAAAAAGCTGCCGACGAAAGGCGAGAAAAAGAATTCTGGAGGACTGAAGCTTTAAAAGCTCAGAGCCAGAAGACTGAATCTAAGCCTGAAAGCGTGAAGCCCTCGCCGCAAGTTAACGCTGAAGGCGTGCCACAACCTGATGATTTTGAAAATCACTCGGACTATGTGAGAGCTGTTGCTAAATGGGAAGTTCGCCAAGAGATGGCAACCGAAAAACAACAATCGCGAGAGAACAGTCTCAAAGATGAGATTCATCAAAAGCGTTTGAGTTTTGCCGAGCAAGCAAAAAAGGTAGCAGAAGCAGAGTCCGACTATGACGATGTCATGGATGGAATCGAGGGCGTTATGATCCCTCCCGCTGTGCAATCAGTTTTACTTGAATCTGATGATGGAGCAAAGCTTGCTTACGAGTTAGCAAAAGACCCGAAAGAGTTTGAGCGAATTTGTAGTTTAGCGCCCCTTGCAGCAGCACGAGCCATCGGAAAAATCGAAGCACGTCTATCAAAAGACTCTGACGAGAAAACCGAAACCAAAGAAATTAAAACAACCAAAGCCCCAAAGCCGCTCACTCCGCTTGGCTCGAAGTCATCAGGATCGGTTAAGAAATCGATCCATGATCCAGACCTCAGTCAAAAAGAGTATGAGAAATTGCGCATGGAGCAAATGGGCAGATAGCCCAAAGGAATAAATTTTTATGAGCAACACGCTATTAACCGACTCAATTATCGTCAAAGAAAGTTTGATGGAATTGAAAAACCAATTAGGTTTCACCAAGAATGTAAACCGACAGTACGACGAAAAGTTCGCATCTGAAGGCGCAAAAATTGGTGACACCATCAACATTCGTAAGCCTTCACGTTACGCAGTGACATCCGGTGCAGTTTTGAACGTTCAAGATTCAGTTGACCAGTCAGTAGCCCTTCAGCTTGATACTCAGAACCATGTAGGCATGGCTTTCTCAAGCAAAGACCTGACTCTTTCTGTAGACGCTTTTCGTGAGCGATACATTAAGCCAGCGGTTACTGCTCTTGCAAATAACGTTGATTACACTGGTTACGCAGCTATGTATCAATCGATCTATAGCTCTATCGGCGTTCCTAGTGCTAGTGCATTCCCTTCAACGCTTAAAGGCTTCACACAAGCAAAAGCAAAGCTTTCAAACCTTGGAGCTCCAGTTGACGGATTGACAGCGATTGTTGATCCAAACGTTGAAGCTTCACTCGTTGAAGGATTGAAGAGTTTGTTTCAGTCTTCTGAACAAATTAAGCAACAGTACGAAAAAGGCATCATGGGAATCGCTGCTGGTTCAAAATTTATCATGAGCCAAAACGTTTCAAAGCACACATCTGGTGCGGTTGCCGGAACTCCATTGATCGACACGACTGTTACCGCAAACGGTACCGCGACTGTCCACATTGACGGACTCACTGGTGTTATCACAACTGTTTACAAAAAAGGTGATGTTTTGACTTTCGCTGATGTTTACTCTGTGAACCCACAGACAAAACAAAGCACTGGTCAACTCGCTCAATTCGTTGTGACTGCTGACACTGGTACATCAACATCTGGTGAAATTGCATCACTTCCAATCTCTCCTGCAATGACTTTAACTGGTGCTTACCAGAACGTAAACGTGTTCCCAATTGATGGCGCTGCCGTTCATTTGTTCGGTGCTGCTACCACTTATGCAAGCATTGTATCTCCTCAGAACTTAGTATTTCACAAAGATGCTTTCGTTCTTGGTTGTGCTGATCTTATCTTGCCAAAAGGAATGCACATGGCGGCTCGTGCGTCTGATCCAGAATCAGGTCTATCGATCCGTTTAGTGTCTGGTTATGACATCGTCAATGATCGAATGAATTCACGCTTAGACATCCTTTACGGATGGAAGTGTATTTACCCAGAATTCGCATGCCGAGTTGTTGGACAACCAGCTTAATCAATCAACTTATGGAGGTCCGGTTCCGGGCCTCCTAACTTAACTTTTTTAGGAGAATTTTTTTATGAATGAAGCAACAGATACGTTAACCCTTAAATTGCCAGTGGTCCCATCTCAAGGTGCAGCACTTACCGCGCAACTAACGACTCTTACGATAGCTGATGCAGTCGGTACACCTGATTACGCAATCGCTGCAGTTACGAACTCAACCGCATACGGTTTTTCAGCCGCCGCTGAAGTGATCACACTTCTTTATGTGATCAAGAATTTACAAGTTCGTTTGGCTGAAGTTGAGGTGATATTAGAAGGATTGAACGCCGCCGCTGCGAACTAATTTTATTTGTGCGGTCCCGACGCAACTAAAACTATCGGGGCGCCTATTTTTTATTTGAAAGGATTCTTATGTCATGGCCTAGCTGGAGATATCACAAAGAAATTAAGCCTGAAGGTAAAATCGTTCGCAGTGATGCAGAGTTTGAAGCTCTCGGCCCTGGGTGGGTTGATACTCCTGCAAAGTTTGAATCTGAGCCTCAAGAAGAACCGAAACTCGAGGCGCCGACAGAAGAAGACCATAAGGAAGTTCTTAAAGAAGAACCAAAGCCTGAGCCTATAAAGACTGAAGGACCAACCAAACAAAAGAAGTTTACTCGAAAGATGTGGTAGTGAATGTCTACAGGTCGCGACCTTATAAAATCAACTCTCAGGCTCATTGGTGCCATTGCTTCGGGCGAGACACCGTCAAGTGCTGAGGCTTCTGATGCGTTGGTTGTGCTTAATCAAATACTCGATAGCTGGAGTTTAGAAAACCTATTGCTACATGCAAGAGCACATGAGGAGTTTGCGCTTACCGCTGGCTCTCAGTCGCGCACGATGGGACCAGGCGGAAACTTCAACACCACAAGGCCTATAAGAATTGAACAGGCTTTAATTCGTACAACTGACACAGACCCGATCGACTATCCGCTAAAGATTGCAACCATTGAGGAGTGGGCAAGGATTACCTCGAAACAAGTAGATGCTGAGGTTCCAACTCACTTGCTTATTGAAAACACAGTCACAACAACAACTCTCTATTTTTATCCTGTTCCGACTGTTGCTTATAAAGCGGCTCTATATTCTTGGAAAGCACTAACTGAAATTGCAACGCTTGACACAACCCTTACGATGCCTCCCGGTTACGAGAGAGCGCTTAGATACAATTTAGCTATTGAGCTTGCGCCCGAGTATGGAAAAACGTTGCCAGGTGAAATCATAGCGATCGCTGGTGAATCAAAAGAAGTCATCAAGAGATCCAATATTAAACCGCAAATTATTACAGTCGATGAGGCCTTATTAGGCTCAGGCTCTTTCAATATTCTTACGGGTGAGTGATGAAGTTTAAGGGATTCATAGGGCCTGCATATCAGTTAGAGAGCGTAAACGTTGATGCTCAACGGTGCGTAAATCTTTATCCGCAGGTGATTGAATCTGGTGCTGGAAAAGAAGGCCAAGTTTTGTTCTTACGTGCAACCCCAGGGCTTGAACAACTATGCACTGTCGGTGCTGGTCCAATCAGGCTTATTCACATCGATACGGCTAGCCGAATATTTGTCGTGAGTGGTAACAAGCTTTACTATGTGACAGAAACGGCTGGCACATGGAGTGCCGCAGAAGTTGGCTCAGCCGGTATTGCCGGCGGAACAACCGTTACACTCTCCACATCAACGGGGACAATTCGTGCCGCCTCAATGAGCTTTTTAAATTTAGGAACTGATTCATCAACTGTTTTCGTTGATGGTACAAGCAACTATTTATACTCAGACGGAACGAGCGCCGACACATTCGGTACACTCGCCGCCGCTGGTTATGGGCCAGTCTTAACCGCCACGCACATTGAATGGCTTGACGGCTATTTCGTATTAACTGAAGGCGGCACCAATAAGTTCCGGGTATCGGACTTGGCAGGTCTAAATATTGATGAGCTAAGTTTTGCAAGTGCTGAGGGAGATCCAGACTTACTGTTGGCTCTAGTTAAGAATGACAGGAATCTTTGGTTATTCGGTGAGAAGACAACTGAGGTTTTCTTTAACTCTGGCAATTCAGACTTCCCTTTTGACCGAGTATCTGGTGGGTACATTGAGCAAGGTATTCTCGCCGCCGGTTCTGCAGCTACAATTAACAACACTGTTTTGTGGCTTGGCCGAAACAAGGTAGGCCAAGGGATTGTTTATGCAGCGACAGGGTTTCAGCCTCAACGCGTTTCAACTCACGCAATAGAGCAGGCAATCTCTAGTTACACTGATGAATCAAAAGAAAATGCCAAGGCGTTTACATATCAATCAAACGGTCATGCGTTTTATGTTCTCAACTTCGAGGAAGCCACCTGGGTCTATGATCTTTCAACGGATCTTTGGCATGAAAGAGCGTATTTTTTAAATGGAACATTCAGGCGACACCGAGCTGGCACTCACGCTTTTGATTCGTCTCACCACTATCATTTAGTTGGTGATTACGTTAGCAACAAACTCTACAGACTCAGAGATGACTATTACTTAGATGGAACGGACTACATTAAGCGGCTCAGGTCTAGCCCGCACGTTTCCAATGAAAAGAAAAAGTTGTTCTGCACGCGACTTGAAATCGACATGGAAACAGGTGTAGGCATTGCAAGTGGTCAAGGGTCTGCTCCAGAGATGACTCTTGATTGGTCAGACGATGGCGGTCACACATGGTCATCAGAAGTATGGTCCAATGTTGGCGGTCAAGTTGGTGGCGTTGGCGCTTACAAGACTAGAGTATTTTGGAATCGGCTCGGCTCGTTCCGTGACAGGATTTTTAGAGTATCAATGTCAGACCCAGTTCCGGTCACATTACTCGGCGCTGAGATTGAGTTAGTTGGAGGGAACCACTAGATGGCAAATCTGCTCCAAGGCTTTGATGTACCAATAAAATCACCGATGTTTGAACGTGGCGGAATCCTTACAACTGTTTGGGCTTCATTTTATAGAATACTCTTTGAAAGACTGTCTCCTCTGGGAGTTGAGCGCATATTTGATATTGTTAACAACCAATCGGCGGCGGCGGATGTTACGGCCATGCGGTTTGACTATCGAGGCGCATCTCAGTTCGCAGTCGATTATCTAATTCAAAGAGTTACGACAAGCACTGGTGCGGTTGAAAAACTTGAAACTGGTGTTTTGTTATTTGTTTACAAGCCAACCTCTGACACATGGTCAAAGGTTACTATCGGCTCGTCCGGCCCTGACGTTTCAGGCGTTACGCTTTCCATCACAGCACTGGGCCAAGTGCAGTACACATCAACAAACGTTGCAGGCACCGCGCACATATCTAGAATAGTTTGGCGTGCAAGATATTTAGCTGGAAAACACTCAAGCTATTCAGCCGTGGGTACAAAATGATTTCTGACACACTTTATGCGCAATATATTAAAGAACGACAAGACCACAGGATCTTAGAAAATGAGCACGCGTTTATAACTTATCAAATTAAAGATAAAGAGTGTTTCATCGTCGACATGTTTGTCAGGAAAGAATACCGGCGCAAAGGTGCGGGGCTTTCAATTCTAAATGAACTAAAGGCAATCGTTGAAGGATGTGCAGTTATCACAGCCAACATTTGGCTATGGGATTCGAATTGCCATGGAACTCTACAGGGCGCGCTTGCTTGTGGTTTCAAGCTTGTTGGAACCGGTGATGCATTTATTCGAGTAGTTTTCGATTTACGAAAGGAAAAATCAAATGGGTAAAGATGGGCCAGATTTAGCAGGCGGCTTTGAGAATCTCACGGGCATTGATATTGGAGGCGTCAGTAATGCTGATAGAGCATTAGATGGGCAAAATCGAGCTGCTCAAGGCGCAACAGAACTTCAGAAATATATGTACGACCAGACACGTACCGATCAACAACCTTGGCGAGATGCTGGTGTTAAAGCTATTGGTGGGATGCAAGACCCGAACTTTCAAAAAGATTTCTCGATGGAGGACTATCAAGCGGACCCAGGTTTTGCATTCAGACTGCAACAAGGTCAAAAAGCATTAGAGGGTTCGGCTTCAGCGCGTGGCAGTCTTCACTCAGGTGCTACACTTAAAGCTCTCACTCGGTACGGCCAAGAGCAAGGCTCGAACGAATATCAAAATGCTTACAACAGATTCAACACGAATCAAGGCAACAGATTCAACCGTCTTGCAAGTCTTGCCGGTGCCGGTCAAACCGCAAACGCAGCAGTAGGACAGGCTGGGCAACAGTATGCAAATCAAGCGGGCGAAAATATGATGGGGGCTGCAAATGCTAATGCCGCTGCTGCTCAAGCTCAACAAGGGAGCATGACTAACTTGATCGGTGTTGGTTTGGGAGCTGGACTATCTAAAGGTGGGTTCTTCTCAGACGCAAGACTCAAGACTGACATTCAGCCAATTTCAAAGGCTGACATTCAAGAACTAAGGAAAACCATAAAGCCTTACCTCTACAACTTCAGAGATGAAACTTACGGGGAGGGTGAGTGGATCGGTGTGATGGCTCAAGACTTAGAGAAATCAAAACTAGGTCGCACGATTGTTACAACTGGGGATGATGGATTGAAGCGCGTTGATCTTAAAAAAGCTGTGTCATTAGCACTAGCTGTTTTGACTGAGGAGTGATGCATGCCAATTGATTCAAGTATTTATTTTAAGCAGCAGGGTGGCTTAGTTGATGGAATTCAATCCGGCATTAATATGCGCGACATGTTCGAGCAGAAAAAGCGCCGTGGTATTGAGCAGGACCGGCAAGATGTTGAATATCAGCGTGGGCAAGATGAGCGCAAAGCCATTGGTGAAACGATAAAATATGATGAGCAAGGCAATGTCTCACTCGATCCTGTCGGCATGAAAACTTTAATGGGTGCTAATCCTGAGAAGGGTTACCAATTAAGAAACGAAGTGACTGAGAAAAATCTAGCTCAGTCAAAAGCTCAACGAGAACAAAAGATCCAACAATTCGATATGATCGGTCGTGCAGCAGCGGGTGCCACAGATCAAGGCTCATACTC